TAAATACGTATTTCAACCAACTACCCCACTTACGATTAATAAGACTACCTTTAACATTCAAAGGTTTAAACTCAAGATACTTAATATTATCAATATTTTTGATAACATCATTAATGTCATAGTAAGTACAAATAGGAATACTATCTTGCATAATAGTATAAGTTTTACCGTTTTTGTAATGTACAATAACATTATAAGAATCTACATTAGTCTCATTAGCTCTAGCTTCACGCTCGAAACAAAGTTCACGATAAGCCTTACCTTCAGTGAAGAGTTTAAAGAACCATTCAATGACGTACCATATATAGAAGAATATACCTAAGAGGTCATTCTGTTGTTTAGTATGAGAACGTTCATGTTGAATGAGTTTAAAATATCGACTAGGATACCTAATCATTAATGTAAGCCTAGATTTATCTTTATCTTTAAGATAAAGTCTAGCAAACATATTAATAGCAACAAACTTACCAAAAGGAAAGTGTTTAGTGACAACAACTTTCATATCTCAATCATCTGAAAAGTTATAATTTATAATAGCTTCCCAATCATCTTTAGGCATACAACCTTTATAATCAGGAACTCTAGCTTCCATAAACTCATCAAGCTTCATAGAAATAACGGTACAAATACCAAGATCCATGAGACGTCTACGTTGATTCATACAACAAAACAAATTAGCTTGATCGAGTGGAATACCAATGCTAACAAGTGCCGCTATGAAATATCTACGAAACATTTCTTTAGTAACACTACTAACAGCATCCATAGCTAAGCCTTTTTATAAATATGACTTTCTGCAATAGCTTTAAGACGATTAGAAAGTTGTTCCATATTAACTTCAATCGTCTTAGCGGCTGAATGATAAGTTGTAATAGTTAATGCTCCAATAAACTCAGGAAACATCAAAATATTAAACTTAGCTTTATAAGTATTACCAGCTTCATTCTGAGCAATCCATGCTTTAGGATTAGCATAGAAACTAAACGTATCAAGTGTTCTAACTTTAGAATTTAGATACAAAGGATTAAGTTTAGGGAAAAATGAAAGAATATGATTATCTGTAGGAGTTTCTGTTGCCGGAATAACAGCTAATTTAAGCCATGTTTCAAAATCTTCAACAGTATCAAATATAAGTCTTGCAGAACATTTAGCAATAGCTAAAGAACTACCTTTAGGAACTTTATAATCTATAAGTTTCACAGCCTCCTTAAATAGATTATAAGTATATCTGTTAAACATCTTAATAGCATGATCACGAGACTCAACTTCAGCACTCATGTTACTATCAACACAAATATGAAATTGAGGTTCATAAGCACTATCATAATTTTCATTGTCGATTAAATAACCGATATTCCAAATCTTATAATAGCGAGCTTTTTCATTATTACCATCAAAGAACTCAATTGGAATATTATGAGCATAAATATAATACTGAATTTTCAAAAGAGTTTGATAGAATACAAACTGATTACCACTAGTAACAGGAATAAACTCGCCAGTAGCATCAAGAATGAAATTAATATTAGTATTAAGCCAATCAACTTCGTCCTTAGATAAATCAGCAACAGTTCGAGGCTCTGTAACTATATATGGTTTATCAGGAGCATCCGTTCTAACAATAGACGGAATTGAAACACCATTTATTACAATAGGTTTATACTTTTCAGTTGTAATAGCAAGTGCAGATAATTCTTCTTCAGCTTTAGAAGGAGAACTATCAACAGGAATGTCTTGTTTAATTTCCTCTTCTTCTTTAAAAGGATTTGTGTCTTCCATTATATGTAATTAATCGTTAGATTCATAATCACGAACTCCGTAAGCATTAGCATTAAACGGAATCTTCTTATCTGTACGTTCATAAAACTTAATAGCAAGCATTTTACCGATAAATTCATTCCTATGACTAAGAATATAATCACTTGTCATGGTATTATCAGTATTACCATTATAAACAGCTGTAGGCTTAACTTCAAATGTTTCAGCATTTAAATCATTCTGACATTTGAACTTAGCATAATTATAAACTACCTCATGACCATCAACAATTTTAGTTATACGATCAACGAGAATATCTAAACACAAACATTCAGTCTCTTCACACTTCTTAGCTTTCATCATAGTTTGTGGACGAGAACCGAACTTATATTCTGCAATCTTAGAGCGAACAACACAACCCTCATAACCGGCTGCAATACAACGATCTCTATAAGCTTCAACATCAGAATCGCCTTTAATATTAATAGAACATAATGAAACTATTTTAGCACTTTTAGTAGCATCATGCTCTTCAGGTTTAAACTGAATATAAATAGCATCTGAATTTGAAGATGTAGCATTTAACCAAGCTTTATTCAAAATATCTCTACGAAGATGATAACGATCTCTATTAGAAACATCAGGAATACTAAGATCAAAATTAACAAATTGAAGATATTTATGAAGAGGATTCTTAGGATTACGTGCAGCACCACCAATAGTAGTATTCTTTTGACCTTTAATATAAAGTTCACCATCAAAAGTAATATTTCTATAATCGGGAGTACAATAAATGTAAGTCATAAAAGCATCTTCAATATGTTTTACATTATAACGAAGACCTTCTTTACTACGAATAACAACTTCTTTAGTTTTACCAAATAATCCATTATCAACTTCATCTAACTTAATAGTACAACGAACACCATTAATCTTAGGATCAGCAAAAGCACCATTAGAATAATCAAAAATGCCAGTTTTCCACTTTTGACACTTCATAGGTTTATCAACATTGTTTGCATCAGTAGCAAATTTAGGAATAACGTTATCTAGTAGATCATGAAGTTGATTAGCACTCTCATACATATCACTAGTAACACCATACATCTCTGCCGTCTTGTATCCTCGGTCGATTTTACGCTTGATTTGACTCTTATAAGAGGTCTTTGTTGAAGCTGATACAATTACCTGTCCGATGTCTGAAAGTCGCTCAAACAAGCCGTATGACACCCTCTCGTGGCTTCCATCAGTCTCGATTCTCCAAAACACGATACGCCCCAGTGCATCACGTTTATAAAGAGTAGTAACATTATCATCCCCATATACGGTTGCCATCTTCATCAACGTTATGCGATAAAACAATACAATGCGTAGGATTATTATATGCAATCAGCATACAATTCCAAGAATCACGAATAGTCTTATGAGGAGCATAAGCAATAGTTTTAAAGTTCTTATGACAGAAACATTGATAACTACCAGTTAATGCTTGTTTATTGTGAAGTTTACCTTGAACAACTTCAAAGAGAGTTTCAACAATCTTAAAGTCCTCATCAGACTTAATCTTAGTTTCACCCATAAATGCACCTT